TTTGTCGAGCTACAGTTGGGAGACACAACAGTAAATGGATCATATGATCTTGTGATGGATGGAGCAGTCGATGACGTAAAATCTGCATCGGACTGGTCATACAGAAACAAGTTTGAATCTTTTCAAACACTTAAAGACAGTGATCCGTTTGGTTATGTAGGTCAACTGGCAGGTTACGCTAAGGCTGCAGGTAAAAAAGCAGGTGGCTGGTGGGTAGTCAACAAAGCCAATGGTGGAATTAAATATGTTCCAGCAGAAGGTCTTGACATAGACAAAGAGATTACTATATTAGAAGATACTGTTGACACAGTAAATACTAATGAGTTCAAGCGTTGTTTTGATCCTATACCCGAAACATTCAGAGGTAAGGCATCAGGCAACAAAGTATTGAATAGCAATTGTAAGTTCTGTGATTACAGGTTTGAGTGTTATCCTACCCTACAAGAGCTACCATCTAAGGTGTCTCAGGCTAAGGTAAAACCCATTGTACCATACATAGAAATAAAGGAGTATTAAATGTTAGGTGATGAAGAAATAAAAGAAATGCAGGAGCAGATTGCTGCTATGGAAAAGGACATTGCAGAGCGTAAGAAACAGCTACACGAAGCTAGATATGCAGGACTACGTTCAGCTATGGAAGCACGTAAGGCTGCGGAAGATGCGGTGCGACAAGAGCTACGCTCACTAGGTGTGTCTACTGTAAGTAGTTTGCCTAGTCCTTGGAATGGGTTGTGGCGCATCTAATGTATGGCAAGCAGTTTGCCGCTGCTCTAAAGCATGGGTATAGGAGTGGGCTAGAAATCAAAGTAAAAGACTACTTGGTGGAGCGTAATGTTCGTGTCAAGTATGAAGCCATAAAGATTGAATGGGAAGATCTTATGTACCGCACCTATACCCCAGACTTTGTGTTACCTAATGGAATCATAATAGAAACTAAGGGTAGGTTTACATCAGATGATAGACGTAAACATGCCGCTATTAAGAAACAGCATCCAAAGCTAGACATTAGGTTTGTGTTTGAAAGTAGTAGACGTAAGCTGAGTAAAGGTGCTAAGACAACCTACGGTCAGTGGTGTGAAAAAAATAAGATCTTGTTTTACGACAGGATCATTCCTGAAGATTGGTTAAATGAAAAAGGTAAGGACATGCACCCTGACCTAATACATTTTCCATACAAAAAAGTAAAGAGGAAATAATATGTCAGAAGAAAAAGTATTTATAGACTTTGATCCAAATGATTTTATCATACGTATTACACCATTCCTAGACAAGAAGGGTAGCTGGACAGGAGAGTTAATGGTAGGCACTGTTACTACAGGAGAAAACACTATAACAGATGATGACTACGTTAATCTAATGCGGATGTGTCACATGGTTTGTGCATCTATTCCAGCTATGGAAGATAGTACTGACATACGAGAAACCCTTGCCAAGTATGCTAATGATGTGTTAGAAGAGGAAAAAGATAACAAACCAAAGGCTACCGTGGAAAGTGTTGAAGACAATGTAGTTAAAGTAAAGTTTAATTAAAGGAGATATGTATGTCAAATAAAGATATGGTAAACTCACCAGAGCATTACAACTTTGCAGGAGTGGAATGTATTGATGCTATTCGTGCAGCAACTGGTGAAGAAGGGTTTCAGTATTACTTACAAGGTAACATTATGAAATACCTATGGCGATACAGATATAAGAATGGCATAGAAGATTTACAGAAAGCACAGTGGTATCTGAATCAGTTGATTGAGGAAGAGAACGGTGATAGTTAAAGTATTTCTTACATTAAAAATAGACGAAGACGAATATCCTATTCCTGTGGATGGCTTTGTTGAAGAAGAAGTGAAGGATGCACTACAGGAATTTATCTACGATGTAGATGGTATGGAAATTAAATCAATAAAATTAATAACGGAGTGATGCACATGGATAATTATTTACCAACAGACTATCAATCCTTCATTCATACTTCACGGTATGCACGATGGCTTGAAAATGAAGGACGAAGAGAGAATTGGGGCGAGACAGTAGGACGTTACATAGATAATGTTGTCACCAATTTAGTTGATAACAAGATTGCTAACGAACTTCGTGACGCTATCTTAGGTCAAGAGGTTACGCCTAGTATGAGGGCTATGATGACTGCAGGTAAGGCATTAGAGCGTGACAACACTGCAGGTTATAACTGTAGTTACTTACCCGTAGATGATCCTAAGTCCTTCGATGAGGCTATGTTCATTCTCTTGTGTGGTACTGGTGTCGGCTTCAGTGTTGAACGTCAGTTCGTATCTAAACTTCCTGAAGTTCCTAAGTTGTTCGACAGTGATACAACAGTCGTTGTCAAGGATAGTAAGGAAGGTTGGGCTAAAGCGTTCCGTCAAGTGTTGGCACTCCTATGGGCTGGTGAGATCCCTAAGTGGGATGTCTCTAAGGTACGTCCTGCTGGGGCAAGACTAAAAATATTTGGTGGTAGAGCTAGTGGCCCTGCACCATTAGTAGAACTATTTAATTTTGCTATCACTACATTCAAGAATGCACAAGGACGTAAGCTATCTAGCATTGAGTGTCACGATCTTATGTGTTTCATTGGTCAGATCGTAGTCGTAGGTGGGGTAAGGCGTTCAGCCATGATTAGTTTATCTAATTTATCTGATGACCGTATGCGCCATGCTAAGTCAGGCCAATGGTGGGAGACTGCTGCTCATCGTGCATTAGCAAATAACAGTGTTAGTTATACAGAGAAGCCCGACATGGAAACATACATGCGTGAGTGGCAAGCATTAGTTGAAAGTAAATCAGGAGAACGTGGTGTATACAATCGTCAAGCAGCTAAAAACCAAGCTAAAAAGTTTGGGCGTAGAGATCCAGATCACGAGTTTGGAACTAATCCATGCAGCGAAATCATCCTTCGTCCATATCAGTTCTGTAATCTTACGGAAGTTGTTGTACGTGCTACAGACACTATGGAAGATCTTGAACGAAAAATCCGTTTGGCAACAATTCTGGGAACTATCCAATCAACGTACACAAAATTCCCATATCTGCGAAAGGTGTGGTCTACAAATACAGAAGAAGAACGACTGCTTGGTGTGTCACTCACAGGGATAATGGACAACCCTTTGATGACATTACGCAACAAAGAATTGGAAAGTACTCTTGAACATCTTCGTGGGATCGCTGTATCTACTAATGCTGAATGGGCTGACCGTCTTGGTATACCTGTTGCTGCTGCAATTACGTGCGTTAAACCATCGGGAACAGTTTCACAACTGGTGGATAGTGCCTCTGGCATACATGCTCGCCATAGCCCCTATTATATCCGCACTGTCCGTGGTGATAATAAAGATCCGTTAACAAAGTTTATGATTGATCAGGGTATACCTAGTGAGCCATGCGTTATGAAAGGTGACACTACTACAGTGTTTAGTTTTCCTGTTAAGTCACCACCAAAATCGGTTACGCGTAATGATATGACTGCCATTGAGCAACTAGAGATGTGGCTTAAATATCAACGACATTTTTGTGAGCATAAACCTAGCGTTACTATCTCTGTTCGTGAGGAAGAGTGGATGGAAGTAGGTGCTTTTGTATACAAATACTTTGATGAGATGTCAGGTGTATCATTTTTACCACACTCTGAACATACTTATCAACAGGCACCATACCAAGAGATAGACAAAGATGCTTACAATATGTTACTAAAGTCTATGCCTAAACGTATTGATTGGGCTGGGCTGTCTGAGTACGAGAAAGACGATAACACCGTAGCAATGCAAACTATGGCTTGCTCTGGTGACGTATGCGAAATAGTAGACTTAGTATAAGGAGATATAAACATGGCTACCGTCACCATAGGTGAAACAGAACACAATACAGATAACTTTACTGAGGAACAAATTAAACTCCTTGGTGAGTTATCGTATTGTAATAAGTTAGTCACACAACTGAAGTATCAGCTTGCTAGTCTTAATGTTACGAATGACATTCTGATTGACAAGATAAAGAAATCACTAGAAACCTAAACAGAATCGGAGTATTCTTATGCAAAAAACAAATTCTTATAGAGAAGGAACAGAAGCAGAGCAAGAGTTTATTGCACTACGAGGTAGTCACGTTGTACGTGAAGCTAACTGGAATGAAAACGTTAACGAACATTGGGATGTACTAGACAAAGAGTTTGGTAGAGTAGATGTCAAAGCAGCTAAACGTAAGTATCGTAATGGTCCTGTCGATAATACTATTTGGTGGGAACTAAAAACAGTTAAGCGTCCACCTAATAATGAGTCAGCAAAAGGTTGGGGTGTACCTAATGGTATTGACAGATACATTGCAATTAAAACTGATGAATACTTTTTCTTAGTTAAACCAGAAAGAGTTATTGACAAAATAAATGAGAAGTGTAAGGATTATTACAGAGGAGAATTTGGATTACACACACGCCCTACCAGAGGTGATCTAATGACAATACTACCTTTATCTTTTTTACAAGAACACGCAGAACATAAACTTAAAATAGCATAAGGAGAATACTTATGAAGAACAATAATAAAAGCAGAGCCTCTCGTGGCTTAGGTAAACATGATGCACCGCTAAGAGTGCAATACCAAATGGGTTATTCCGTTTTTAAAAATGGTAGTAGCCTAACAAGCCCATTCGATAAGGATACGATGCAACATCGTGAATGGGAACGTGGGTTTAACAAAGCCTACTTTGAACAACTTAAAAGGGTGAAGGAGTATGAACGAACTACAGGCAGAGGCAGAGCAGTTCCTAAAGGAGAAGTACAGCATGTCTGACTTTAACGCATATCAAAGGAGTGCATCACGTACTGCAATCTATCCTGAACAACACAAGATACTATATCCTGCGTTAGGGTTAGCTGGTGAGGCAGGAGAGGTAGCCAACAAAGTTAAGAAACTAATACGTGATGGCCCAGAGAACAGACCTGATACATGGAGAGAGGACATAGCCAGTGAGATAGGTGACGTACTCTGGTACTGTGCTGCATTAGCTACTGATCTTAACCTTACCTTGGGTATGATTGCAGGACAGAATGAAAAGAAACTCATGGCTAGGAAAGATGCAGGTACAATTGGTGGAAGTGGTGACACTAGATAAAAAAAGAGGGGCTTAATTGCCCCTCACTTTATTTTGCCTAATGTAATTAACACATCTATATGTTTTCTATTTCCTAAATCAAGCTCTATCGTTGGGTAATTTTCTGCAAATAGTAACTCTGCTTTTCTCCTTCTTTGTTCTGATAGTTTCGAGTACTGATAAGTACTGTAGGCTAAAGGATTTCGTATTAATGCTTTCTTTTCTGTTGCTGTACGGATTAAATCTAAATAGTTTTTTAAATTTTCTTTAACAGAATCTTTTTGTACAGTTCTTAGGTACTGTTTAAGACTGTTTTTCTTTTGTAGACCTATTGATTTATTCCACCTTGTCTCTGCACGTTCTGCGTCACGTTTAGCTTGACGTATAACTGTTGGTAAATACTTGCTCATCATTTCGTTTTGTTCATTGCGAACAGATCTTATCTTGTGTCTACTACCTAGCGTAAAGTTTGGATCGTCATAACCTATAGAGTATAGATATTCTATATCATCATTTCTATCTTTTAAATCAATACCACCAAATAATTTAAGTAATCCACCTGTACGTTTTTCTTCTGAACCAGTTACAGTTTGTCTATCTGGTAATGCGGCTTCTTCTTCAGCAGTCATAAGACCGCCTCGTTGTTCTGCAGACCTTCTAGTTTGAATTTGTACCTGAGAAAGTTCATTGTCTAGTGTAAACTCTGGTGCTACCTCTTTACGGTCTGTAGTTCTAATACCCAAACCTCTATCTAAATCTATCATCTGAAACAATGGAGCACCCCATGAAGTCATCCATTGACCAAACACTTTGGCTATAGCTTCTCTTCTTTTTTCTTTACTTAATTTATCACCACCATCAATACCAGCACCTAGTGATTGTAATTCTTCTACAACAATATTACCAGCGCCAGCCCTAAGACCAGCACCGCCAAGAAACAATTCAAAAAATTTATCTGCGCCATCCCAACTTTCCATTGTTCCATCTTTAATTTCATTAGCTGCTCTTCCTATCCAATTAGCTTGTGCTAAAGGATAAGTACCTACAATATTCATATTTTTATCATTAAAAGGAACAGGTAATTGCTCAAAGTTTTCTGGTCTATCTGGATTATCACTACTATGATATGCCGTATAAGCTCCAAATAAACCCCAGCCTACCATCATTTTAGCTATTTTATCAAACTCTTTAGGTGTCATTGGCCCTTTAACACCCTTACCAAAAGCATTTCTTAACTTCCTACCTAATGGACCTGTTGCACCAATAGCAAGTTCACCAAAAAATTCAATACCACTAGCAATAAATCTAGGAAAAGGTATAAACACTGTGCCTATACCTGATTTAGTAATTAACTCTGCTGTTCTACGTAGTATAAGATTTTCTGGTTGCCCAGAGTACGTAACTTTAAGTGCTTTATCTACAGAGTCAGCTAATAAATTAGTAAATGATCTACCGTCTTTAGGTCTAACTTTACTTGTGTCATTCATAAAGTCTGCAAGTTCACCAGCTTCTAATCTATCTTGAAAGTTGTCTATACCCCACTCACGTTTAACTAAACGATTAAGTTCAGCAAAGAAAGTAGCATTACGTATTGCATGTTCTTGTATTCTGTTTGGTGTGTTTATAACATTGCTTAAATCTTCAGCCATGCTTAACATTTCGTCTAAGTTTTTACCTATTATACCAGTAGCTTGACCTCTACCTAAACCCTGTTGCAGTTCATGTAAGTTTTCGTACATCATCTTATGCATCTCAGGATATTCACTTAATATATATCTACTAAAATCATTTGCCTGTACAGGATCACGCATTAAATTTTTCATACCGTCCATAGATCCACGCAATGCGGCATTAGAAGCACGAATATTTATTACACTTTTTAATCCTTGTTTAGCACCACCTCTTTGTATTTCTAACATTACATTAGATAACACATTAGATAAACCCTCTATTGGATTTCTTACAACAGCACTCTGTAAGTTTCTTGCAGCAACAGCCACTGGTGCAACTAATAAACCCCTACGTATACTCTCTGGTCTAAGTATCCACCTTTTCCAAAAGTCTTTAAAACCTTTTTCTCTATTTATTGCAATCTTAGAATCTAAATCAGTAACTATAGATTTAGGTTTTTGTTTGTTAATGGTACTAAACTTTTGTAGTATGCGCCCTGCTTCAGATGCACTACCATAAGTAGCCAATACAAATTCTTCAAACTTTAAATTGTTTGCATCTAACATATCCATAATTTTGTCTGGCTTTAAATCTTTACTTAATACAAGATGTAACATATCATCTATAAGAGTTTCTCGTTTACCTATTTGTTCAGGATATAACTTATTAAAGTCAGACAGTAAACCTACTAAACCTTCCATAGAAGATGCAGTCACTATAGGTTTAGTTATTCCTTCTTCACCAAGGTCTATATCAAAACGTTGTCCTTTACTAGCGTCAACTAGTTCACCTGTTTCGTCTACACCAACCATTGATAATTCTTTATTTCTAATACGAAAAGCACTTTCCATACCAGCTTCAGACACTTTAGATTTATCAATTACAAGTCTTGTCTTTCCATTTTTTAAGGTTTCTTTAGTAGATATAATTACATTATTACGTTTTTCAAATTGCTCAATTAATTTTTTACCTATACCATCATTGATAGCAAGATTTGCTTTAGCGTGTACAGATGCCTCTTTTTCAGTACGTATTTTTTCTTGTTTATCACGAGCAAATCTTGTTCTATCTGTTATGGGTCTACCTGTTACATTAGATACAGGTCTGGTAAAAACTTTCTGTGTACCTTTAGCTAGTTTACCTATACCACCAGCTACTTCAACAGCACCAAACAAAGCCATAGCATAATTTGCAGCAGCATCTAACTTACGTCCTTCACTCCACGCCCTACGACCAAACTCTATATCATTACCTACACCTACTGCAATAGTTGCTGGATTAAATATTGTATCAGCGCCTATAATATAATTAATTGCACCTAGACTTAACTCTGTGTCTAATAGTGCTTGAGTAGCTAACCTTGTTTGGGCATTGTCTGAAGTTAAATTTTTGTGTAATTGTTCAAATCTACCTTTTAAATTTTCGTATTCTACGTTGTCCGACTCTTTAAAAAAATCATCTGCTGTCTTATTTATATTTTCGTATTTTTTAATTTGTTCTGGGGTTCCAGTAGCACGTACATGCATAGCAAATTCTTCTTCAGTATTAAAGCCTCTTGACTTTAACAGTTCTTGACGTTTTAAAAATTGTTCATCTGCAGATGATAGCTGTTGTGTTAATCTATCTACTACTTCTTCATCTAAGTTCGCACCAACAGGACCACCATAATCTAAATTTTCTTTATTTAAAAATTCATTTATATATTCTTCTCTAAACTTTAAAGATATTCTTTTATCAAGAGCTTTAGAATTTTTATAATCTTCTAAAGTCATTTGCTCTTGTAGTCTAGGCGTGTTGTTCCAGTACTCTGTAGCTTTTTTTGTTTCTTTAGTTTCAAATTCAGATATAATAGCATCTAAAAATTTTGTTTCTACGTCAGGATCAAAACCTGTAAGCTCTTCAAAGTTTTCTGGAAAAAAGTTTTGTCCTTCTACTTCTCCCATAATTTCTTCTTCACTCATGGTATCAGTAGGCAATAACGTTTCAACCTCTGAAACAACAGGAGAAACAACAGGCTGTTCTTCTACAGAAGGTTCTTCCTGTACTACAGGTTCACTGACTTCATTATCATCCCAAGCACTAGGTAGTAACTCATCCTGAGATAGCACAGGCTCTTCCTGTACTACAGGTTGTTCATCTTCATTATCATCCCAAGCACTAGGTAGTAAATCACTACTCATTATAAAATCCTATTGGATAAAATTTACTATCTCCATTTTCTTGTTCGGGCCTTGCAAAAACAAAAGGCCATGCTAGAGATGCAGTTGGATTATCTCTATTTAATCCTTTATACTCTAAAGGAGTTTCTATATAAGTTTGTATTCTACCATCTATACTTAATACATTTCCTACTTTTAATAAACCTTTTTTGTATAAGTTTGCTGCTTGTGCAGATGTATATGTAGTTTGACCTTCAGGTGTAGGGTAATAATAATCTCCAAATTCAACAGCACTTTCACCAAGGTTTAATTTTTCTTCATCTGATGCACTATTTATGGCACTTACACGCTTAGCATTTTCTCTAATTTCTCTGACCGCATTGTCAAAAGCAGGTTGTACAAATGCTTCTAAATTAGCAGATTTAACATCGCTTGAATCATTACGTTTTAACATCATATTAGCAGCGTTAAGAACAGATACTTGAGCAGCAACTTCTCTACCACCAATGGCTGTTGTTATCTGACCTTCTAAACTTTCAAACCCTTGGGCGACTTGAGTTATACCAGAAAATAATTTAAAATCATTACGTAAATCCGCATTACTATACGGATCACTATCTTCTTCTTTAGCAGTAGCCAACTGTTCTTTTATAATAGCTTCATTTCTTTTATTCAAAACAGTGTATTCTTCAGAGGCAGGATCAAGAGATAACATTTGTTGTACTACACCAGCCCTTAATTCCCCAAGGCTTTTTACAGGTTTAGCAACAGGTTTTATTATAGCACCTAAAGCTGTAGGATCAAACTCTAAGTATGGAGATTTGTCAAAGCCCTCTGGCAAGTCACCAGGTTTAACTTTACCATGTGGTCCTACAGCAGCTTTAAATTCATCCATAGTTTCAGAGTATTTAAATAATGTATTTGGATCAGCACCATTTTCCATAGCAGTAGCACCATATCCAGCTATTGTAGTTGCGTATGTATTACCTTGACCTAAAGCATATCTACTAATGTCATCACTAAATCCTGCAGCCTTTAATGCTTGGGCAGCTTCAGCCGCAGCTTTCTCTGTTGCACGTCTTAAATCACCACGAGTTCTATTATCAATAGCGTCTTGTTGTTTTTTAAATTTTCTATCCCACGACTCATCTTCACGAGCTTGAGCTTCTTCAGCCTTTACTTTATCTACAATAACATCTGCAAACCCACCTGCAAACGACATAAAATCAAACGACATACTAAGCTCTCCTTGCCATTAATCCTGTAGCAGGTGGCTCACTAGCCTCTGCAGGTTCTTCTTCCATCATAGGCTCTGTGTCCTCTACAGGTGCATCACCTGCAGCTTCCATCTTAGCCTTAACCTTCTTCATAGCTACAGCTATAGTTGAATCTCTAAACTTATCTTCGTCAGGGTCTTCTAGTTCTGTACCCATAACATAGTCAACACCTTCTTCATCACCTACATAAGCTAACATTTCCATGATTACTGGTAGTATGAGAACACCTACGTCAATAGTATGCTTGCCCATCATAACACCATTACCCTGTAGTGCATTAGCTATAGATGTAAGTGGCACACCTAGTTCCATAGTCTCTGCTATCTGATCACGAAACAGTGGGTTCATTATGCGTTCAGCATAGAACTGCATAGCGTCATCTACATTAGTGTATTGTGCAGGTCTTTGCCAAGGGTACTGACCTAGTTTACTAGTTAAGCTCTGGCCTGGGATATGTCTTTCAAAGTTAGGCTCTTCCATCATACAGTTTCTTTCTTTGATCACGTACTTGATTAAACATTTCCTGTGCTCTTTCGGCAGGTTCTAATGTTTTCTTTTTTTGTTCAGGTTTTTTACGCATCATACCCATAAGACCAGTACTAACTGGCTCTACAGGTTTAATAGCAGTTCTGTTCTTCATGTATTTTGCATATGCTGTTCCAGCAGGATTAGTTTGCATTGTATTCTCCTATTATTAACTATCAAGACCAAAACTACCAAGTATGCCCGTAGACAAATCACTTGTAAGTAATGTTCCAGCAAGCTGACCTAATGAAGCAGCCGCCCCTGCATTACGAACAGCAGCAGCAGCATTGGCGTCAGCGTCTGCATCTAATTGGGCTATGGCATAGCTACTTGCACGATCTGCTTCTGACTCTGCAGACTTATATGCATTATCCATTTGATCACCGTAATGTTGCCACATATTATCGTATGCTTGGTTTTGAATGTCAAGAGTATTCTTAGCGTTAATTTCATTTGCTCTGTTCTGTGCTGCAGTATCTGCAGTTGCTACTTCTCTACGCCACGTAGCATTAGACTGTGCAATCACAAGTTCGTTCTGTGCATTGAATTGATCAGCAGCATTAGACTGTGCTACATTAAACTGTTCCATAGCATTATCTTGTCCAGCATTAAACTGTGATATAGCTGTCTGTTGTGCTTTATTAAACTGATCTACCTGTGTTTTTAAATTGGCATTAAATTGATCTACTTGCATTTGTGAGGTAGCATTAAACTGTTCAGATGCATTTACAGATGCCTGATCAGATAGTAGTGTTTGCTGTACAGCTTGTGCTTTAAATATAGCTACCTGTTGTTCGTTACTTAGATTAGCCAAGTCAAGCTGCAAGAAGTTTTGTGCATTAAGAACTTGTGCCTGTTGAGCATTAGACAGTTCAGCCATATCCATAGATGCAAAGTTAGCTGCATTCTGTAAGGTAGCTGCCTGTGTAGTATTAAGTTCTGCTAGTCCAATAGACTGCATCAAGGATGAGTTATGCAATATTTCTTGTTGATCAGAAGTAAAGTTAAGATTAGCTGCATCAGAGTAACGTGCAGCAGTATTAATAGCTACCTGTTGATCATTAGTTAATACTTGACCTTGTAAAGCAGATGCAAGATTAGCACTAGTAATATAAGACTGTTGTTTGTTACTAGCATTAGCTAGGTTAGTTTGTAATGAACCTACATTATCTTGCAACACTGCTTGTTGTTTATTACTCAAGTTTACGTTAGCTTGTTCTGCATATCTAGCTGCAGTTATTATGTTAGACTGTTGTGTATTGTCTAATACTTTACCTTGTAAGCTAGTTCTAATCTGTGCGTTAGCTAGTTCTACAGATTGCCTATTAGATAAGTTAACTTTCTGTAGATCAAATGCTTGCACACTATTTTGCAAGTTCATCTGTTGTTCGTTACTTAAATTCTGTAAAGACAAACCTTGTTGTGCAGCAGCATTAGCAAGTGATACCTTTTGTTGATTGTCTAAGTTAGCCATACCCATTGCTGCATACACTTGTGCATCTTGTTGGGCAATAGGTAAGGCACTTTCCATAGCGGCCTGTACGATAGCTGCAGCAGCCATAGAAGACGCTGCCATACCACGAGATAGCATAGCTTCATTAGCCGCACGTATAGCCCCTGCAGCCCACGCAGGAGTGCCATTATCAAAGCTCTTCATAAGGCTAGATAGTTGACCTTGTACAGTTGCCTGTGCAGTAACGTCACCCTGCATAGCTACAGCAAGTGTACCACTAGAAACAGTAAATGCTTCCATCTTTGCAGCTATGTAATCTGTAGTTTCACCTGATAAACCAGTGTCAGTTTCTTTCATTGCCTGTACACTTCGCATTATACTGTCTGATATTTTAGCAGGTGGTGGTAACTCTTTAGGATCAACTGTGCTTGTCTGAGCTACAATCTTTTTTAGTCTATCAGACACAGCAATATTAGCTTCTATTGCTTTTAAATCTTTACCTTTAACTTCTGCAATTTGTTTAGTTGTAACTTCTAAGTCTGTTGGATTTATGGCTTTTAAAATACGATCTTCAACTACTTTAAGAGTTTCATCTGCTTTACTATCATCTCGTAAATCACCTTTCTGCCCCCTTACTTCTCGTGTAAGAGTATCTTGTGTTTGTGCCTCTAAATTTTTTAACTTTTCTTCTGCTGTATCGGTTATCTCTTTGCCATCATACGTTTGTTCTGATACAGTATCAGAAGCATCAGCATCAAATGATTTAGCATCAGACGTAACACCTTGTGCTACACTATCTACCTGACCAGTACCTTCTTTAATAAACTGATTATCTTCTACTTTAATTTTATCAGCTATAACTTTAGTACCAGCTTCTTCAGTAATAGCAGATGCAGGGTCTTGAAATCTTTCTTTAGTCAAGTCTTTAACAGTCTTTTGTGTAGATTGATATACAGGAGCAAGATCAGCCTGTCTTTCCATATCATCTGCAAGTTCTTCTACTTTATTATCTAATAGTTCTTGATAGTATGAGTTAACTTTAATTTCATTACCGTCTTCATCTAGTTGAGGTTTACCTTCATCATTTAACAGTGTTGTATCAGGGTCTTTCTTTGCTAAAACAGTTAACCTAGAAACTTCTAATTTTTTTGATTCAATATTTTTTACAGTTTTATTATACTCTTCTTTAATATTTTCTATATCTGTAGTAACGCCTGTTGCACTTTCATCAGCAATGTATTTGCGATACTCATCTTGATTAGTTTTAAACGCTTTAATTTTTTCTTCAAAACCACTTTCTTTTAATTTAGATATAACTGGTGTGATTTCATTAGCAAGTGTTTTCTTAGCTTTACTTAAATCATATCTATTAACAACAGTAGATGTACCATCTTCAAAAGTAAATATCCAATTTTCTCTACCCCCAGATACTTCATACTTATCTGGATTAGGAGTTAAAGTCTCAGTACCATCAGGATTTTTTGTCTTTATAAACATTTCATCACTAGGTAATTTACCCGATTCCAAAAGCATATCAATGCCTTTTTGAGAATGTTTAGCCCAAGAAAGACCTTCAAGCATTTCATCAGTATTAACTTTTTCAGGTGCGCCTTTAGTAGGGTCATATGCACTAGCATTATTATCTATAGCCCATTTACGAAACTCTTCTTCACCTTCTAAAGTTGCAACAGGTCTACCTGTACTATCTTTTATTGTATATATGTTACCACTATCCGTACCAGAAACGGTTGATGAATAAGTAAAAGAACCGTCTGGTGTATTTAATACAATAGGAGAACGACTAATCTTTTGAACTTCTTTTTTAACAACACTACCATCCATATTTCTTTGAATACCTTGATCATCAAAGTATGTACTATAGTCTGGTTCTTTTTCTTTTTCTACTACAGTAGTAATTGCTGTATCTACAGGTGTAGTAGTTGTAGTATCTACAGGTGTAACTTGTTCTTGTTGTGCTTTAGCTTTTGCACCTGCTAGTGTATCAACACGAGTTTGTGCAGGTGTTACTGTTGTTGTGTCTGCTGTAGTGTCTCTAGGATCAGCCATACCTTTAACAGGTTGTTGACTAACTCCTGTGCCATCTGAAGTAACTGATGGACCATAACCTGTAATGTTACCTTGACGATCATATATAGGAACCATATCAGCACTCTGATAGATTTTTGGGGCATCTCGGTCTTTTGCAATTGTTTCTGTAGGTGTACCTGCTGGCCCTAAACTAGCTTGATAGGTAGCACTTCGAGGATCGCCTGTTCCCATTTGCGGTGTTGTACTTGCAGGTGTAGTAGCTGCAGATTGTGTTTGATTAGAGGCAGAAACTAAACTACCATCGTTATTTCTTAACCTACCTTCTTGATCAAAGTATTGTGAATAGTCAACATCACCACCATTAGCAAAGTTTTGTACCATACCACCATTAACCATCTGAAGGGCTTTCTGTTGATACATACCCATCTGTTGCATCTTGTCAGGATTTTGATTTAAATATTCATTAAACCCCTGCATATCTCCTTGATACCCTAGAGTACCAGCAATACGTTGCATAGCTTCAGGTTTAAATCCTTTGAATTGTTTCATTATCTAGTTCCTATCCATACAAAACCAAAGAGAGCGCCAATACAAAGCAGAAAGAGTACGATACCTGCAGTCCATTCTGTTATTGTCCTCTTGATCTCAATCCTTCTGTGTTCATG